AGCGCAGGGAATTGTGCCTAAGTCAGGAGAAATGCTCGAAATTCTGACTGCAATAATTGCTCACTATCAAAAAGAGAATAGTTCTAACAAGGAAAAAAAGGGCGCTCTCTACGAGGAGGAAGTGCGCTTAACTAGGGCGCGGGCTGATAAGGTAGAGTTAGAAGTCGCTGAAAAAGAAGGCACTTTAATTAAAGTGTCGGAAGTGGTAAAAGTTTGGTCTGATTATATTCTTGCTTGCCGAGCTAAGTTGCTGTCAATACCGACAAAATTGGCTTATGAATTAGCTGGAGAAAGCGATCCTTTGGCTATAGAAAGTATATTAAGAGAGGTAATCGATGAAAGTTTAGGGGAATTAGCGAGGCCGGAATTTGAAGGAAGCCCAACAGCTACTAGCGCAGACGGCGACGGCGTTTCAGCCACCGCCGAGGTTGACGCTGAGTGAGTGGGCTGATACTTACCGGCGATTATCCCCGGAAAGTAGTGCCGAACCGGGACAATGGCGCACGGCACGAACTCCCTATCTTAAAGAGATTATGGATAGCATTGGCACTTGTGAGCGGGTGGTATTTATTAAGTCGTCTCAGGTGGGCGGGACGGAATTAATTAATAATTTGGTGGGGTATTACATCCATCAGGATCCGGCTCCGATTCTCAGCATTAATCCTACTTTGGAAATGGCGGAAACGTGGTCAAAGGATCGGCTAATGCCCATGTTGCGAGATTCGCCGGCTTTGGTGGGGAAGATTGATACTCGATCGCGTAAATCGGGAAACACAATCCTGACTAAAAAGTTCCCAGGGGGACACATAACTATGGCGGGAGCTAATTCCCCTTCTAGTTTGGCCTCCCGTCCTGTGCGGGTGGTGGTTTGTGACGAGGTGGACCGCTATCCTTTTAGTGCGGGGTTTGAGGGCGACCCGGTAGAATTGGCCGTTAAACGGACAACGACTTTCTGGAATCGGCGCGTGGTACTGGTTTCCACGCCGACGATTCGAGGGGCATCTCGGATCGAGAGCGAGTACGAGCGATCGGATAAGCGTCGCTATTTTATTCCCTGTCCTCACTGTGGACAAGAACAGCATTTAGTTTGGGGACAAGTGAAATGGGAACCGGGAGACCCAGAAGGCGCTTGGTATGAGTGTATTGATTGCGGCAAGAAAATTGAGCATCGTCACAAGCAGGCTTTTTTGAGGGCTGGTCGCTGGGTTGCCACGCAATCTGGCTCAAAAGTGGCTGGATTTCACATCAATGAGCTTTATTCTCCCTGGAAATCTTTCGGGGATGTGGCCAAGGATTTTCTTAAGGCTAAAGATGATCTGCAATTGCTTAAGGTGTGGGTCAACACTTCTCTAGGTGAATCTTTTGATGAGGCCGGGGGCGAGGGGATTGAGTGGCAGCATTTAAGCAATCGGGCCGAACCTTATCAACCTTTGACGGTTCCCCACGGGGGACTATTGGTCACGGCGGGGGTTGATGTGCAGGGAGACCGGCTATCGGTGGGGGTTTATGCTTGGGGTCCAGGTGAGGAAAGTTGGCTAATTTACTCGATCGAGCTTTACGGCGATCCGACCGAGGCAAAGGTTTGGGAGGATTTAGATGTTTTGCTTTTATCGAAGTTTACTCATGCAGGCGGGTCTGAGTTGGCAATTACGGCAGCGGCGATCGATTCTGGGTTTAAGCCAAATGAGGTTTACAATTTTGTCCGTCGCCGGGCTGGGCGTAATCTTTATGCGGTTAAGGGGATGTCCACGGCCGGGAAGCCGGTGATTGGTAAACCGACTTATCAGGAAGTCACTTATAAGGGTCAGGTGCTTAAAAAAGGTGTGCGGCTGTGGCCGGTGGGGTCTGATACTGTCAAGGGGATTATTTACAGTCGCTTGCAGCTGAAAAATTACGGGCCGGGCTATATCCATTTTCCCATTGGCTTAGATTCAGAATACTACGAGCAGTTGTGCGCTGAAAAGCTACAAACTAAGTATGTCAAGGGTTTTCCGCGTCAGGAATGGATTAAAATTCGCTCTCGTAATGAGGCGCTTGATTGCTTGGTTTATGCCTACGCGGCCGCTACTGCTTTGGGGATTGCGCGGATCGATTGGAATAAATTAAGGGAGTCTTTGACCCCGCAAATTGAGGAAAAACTAGAGGAAGTGGTGGACGTGCCAAAGGTTCGAGGGCAAAATGAATTTCAGTACCCGAGATCCAAAAAGGGCAATTTTGCCAGTAGTTGGTAAGTATGTTGATTGTTTCCAAGTCTATTACTATTGGCGATCGCTTGATTTGGCGGCACCGCGACCTGCGGGGACTTGACCCCGAAACAGGAAATTTTGTGACTTTTGACCCGGCAATTTATCAGTTAAGCTGGTCGTTTCGCGCCGTAGAGTCGATTAATGGCGATTCCAGTTTGGATGTAATTGCCACTAATGATAATGGCGAATTTTTGACGATTGTTGATAGCACTAACTTATTAGGCGCGGGAACTTACTATTATCAGGCTTATATTACTAAAAATCTTTTGAGAAGAACTATACAATCAGGGGCTGTGGAAGCGGTAATAAATTATGCCGCTTCTCCCGATTTTGACGGCCGCAATCAATTGGAAAAGGATTTGGAGATTATTAACCAGGCAATTCGAGCGGTAGTGTCGGGGGGAGCGCAATCTTACTCGATCCAGGGGCGTTCCTTGTCTAAATTATCTTTGTCTGAGTTGATGTCTTTGCGAGATAGTTATCGGTTCCAATTGCAAAGAAAACAATCAGCAGAAGCGGTTTTGCGGGGGGAAGCTAATCCCCAGCGGGCTTTTGTACGGTTTGGAAAATAATAAAAAACCCCCTAAGGAGGGAGCCTTTTAGAAGACCTCATAGACTAATCTGTAAGCCTTTTAGCCGCAACGCTAAAGATAGTCTAATTATAGCAGTTAAGAAAGTTAATTGCATCAATTGCGGCAAGGTTTGAGAGTAAATTAAAGTAAATTCTCCGTGGGGAATTCCCCACCGACACTGCATGGCTTGGTGGTGGCCGTTTGGCAAAAAAGAAGAAAGGAAAGAGCAAAAACGGATTTATCAAGGGGCGATTTATAATCGCCTAACTTCTGATTGGCTTGCTTCTTCTACCAGTGCCGATAGTGAGATAGTTTCCAGCATCCGAACTCTGAGAAATCGTGTTCGCAGTCTTTGTCGTGATAACGATTATGCCAAAGGCGCGGTGCGAACGATCTGCAATAATATTGTGGGAAAAGGTATCCCCTTACAAGCCAAGGTTAAGCAAAAACGCGGCGAGAAATACGATGAGCGCATAAATAAGGAAATTGAGGCACTTTGGGAAGAATGGGGAAGTGCGGAATTTTGCGATTGTGCCGGCAAATTAGATTTTTCTGATATTGAAAGATTGGCGATGCGATCGCTAATAGAGTCGGGGGAAGTATTAATCAGATTAGTGCGTAAAAGCTTTGATGATTCGCCAGTGCCGTTGGCTTTGGAGTTGATTGAATCAGATCAATTGGCCGATGATCAATGGTCCGGCACGGCGGAAAATGGCAATGAGATCAGGATGGGGGTGGAGATTGATAAGTGGGGACGACCCGTCGCTTATCACCTTTACGAAAGGCATCCTGGAGATTTTCAGTTTACCAGTTCGGTCGGACAACGATTAATTAGGGTTCCAGCCAGCGAAATTATTCACCTGTTTATCTGCGATCGACCGGGGCAGACCCGTGGGGTTCCCTGGTTTCATAGTGCCTTGACTACTTTTCGGCACGTTGGGGGTTACACGGAGGCTGAGTTGGTAGCAGCCCGGGCGCAGGCGGCGGTGATGGGGTTTATTACTACGCCGGACACGGATGTTTATGCTCCGGAAGAAATGGCAGGCCAGCGCGTGACCAGTTTGGAGCCGGGGGCGATCGAGGTTTTGAATCCCGGAGAATCTTTCGAGGGATTTGCCCCCACTCGTCCCAATCAGGGGTTTGATGCTTTTATCAGGATGATGCTGCGGGGGGTGGCGGCGGGGATTGGGCTATCCTATGAGGCTTTAAGTCGGGATTTCTCTAATACCAGTTACTCCTCGGCGCGAACGTCTTTGATGGATGAGAGGGATAACTATCGGGTGATTCAGTCGTGGTTAATCCGGCGATTGCACAAAAGAATTTACAAAAAATGGTTAGATTTGGCGGTTTTGTCGGGTTCTTTAAAAATTGGTGATTATGAATTGAACCGGCGATTTTATCAAAAGGCGAAGTTTACGCCCCGAGGGTGGCAGTGGGTTGATCCACAAAATGAAATCGCTGCCAATAAAGAGGGGGTCAAGGCGGGCTTAGATGTGGAAGATGTGCTGCAGGAACAAAAGCGAATTCTTGATCTAGCTAAAGATTTGGGCTTGAGCTTGGATGTCCTGGCAGAAGGGGGTGAGCAGGAGCCTCCCCCTCCGGCAGAGGGCATGACCCCTATCCGTATCATGCCAGAACTAACCCGCACTTTTAGTTCACAACAAAGGGCAAAAAGTTGCAAAAAAGGTATTGCTTGCGGAAATGCCTGTATTGCTAAAAATAGAGTCTGCAAGCAGAATTTACCCCCAATCGCACAGCAACAAGTACCATTAGCAAAAGCTAAAGTTAAAGTTAAAACCACAAAAACAGTTTCAAGTTCCTCTCAATTTTTAACTCCTAAAGCTGGTAGTATTGCCGAGATTGATCCAAGTTTAATTAAAGTAGATCCGAAGCGTTTCCAGTACAAAATTATTGGAGAGCAAACGCAAACGGGGACGGTTGGCAGTTTGTCGGGGGTGAAAACTTACGATCCTAATTTAGCTGGAATTTTACAGGTTTGGGTCGATCCATCGGACGGGGAAACCTATGTGGTCAACGGACATAACCGATTAGATTTGGCTAAAAAACTTGGGGCGACTGCTGTAGCGGTTCGTTATTTGGGGGTAGCTGATGCGAAAGAAGCGCGAGCAGTAGGAGCTTTGACTAATATCGCTGAGGGACGAGGAACCGCTTTAGATGCCGCCAAGTTTATGCGTGACACTGGATTGACCCGTGATGATTTGCAAAAAAAAGGTATTCCAATGCGAGAAAAAGTAGCTACTGAAGGCATGGCATTGGCAAATTTGGAAGATTCTTTATTTAGAAAAGCGATCGATGGCGATTTAACTATTGAAAGAGCGGCAATTATTGGGGGTAGCGGTTTGTCGCCGGATAAGCAAAAAAGTGTTTATGATTTAGCAGAAAAAGAAAAGAAAAAAGTAACTAATGAGGTCTTAAACGAGCTTATAGATACTGTAAAATCTTCTGAGTCTTCGCAAGATTTTCAATTAGATTTATTTGGAGGATCGTCCGTCACTATTAATAATGCAATTGAAAAAGCCTCTTTACAAGCTTCTATTAAACGAAAATTATCAAAAGATAAAAAGCTTTTTGGTACGGTGGGCAAAACTAAAGCCGCTCAACAATTAGCACAGGCTGGGAATACAATTGATGTGGCAAAATCAAAGTCTATCTCTGATGATGCGTCCAAAACTTTGCAGGTATTTGATACGTTGAAAAATTTAAGCGGCCCAATTAGTCAATCGTTAAATACTGCTGCTAATAAGATTCAATCTGGAGGGGATAGAAAAAAAATTGAGTCCGAGTTATACGATGAAATTAAAAACTTAGTTTTGCAAACGGTGAATTAATATGTTAAGTTTAGACTCTAAAAATCGTATTTTAGATGAAGTTGCCTACATGGCTGCAACTGGTAATCTTTTTTTTGTTACCGAGGACGAGGAAGCCGAAACCCAACAAAGAAGTGAAGATTTTATACTAGGAGATTACACCGTGACAAATTTACTTGAATATCGATCTTTACAGAAAATGGGCGTGGATGTCTTTTTTGATATTCTGCCAGGACTGACCCGCACTTTTAGTCCACGAAAAAGGGCAAAAAATTGCAAAAAAGGCATTGCTTGTGGGAATACCTGTATTGCTAAGAATAGAGTCTGCAAACAGAATTTATCCCCAGCAGTAGCAACGCAAGTACCACCAGCTAAAGCGAAAACTAAAAAAGCGGCGGGGGGTGCGACTACTGCCCCGGCTGCTCCTGCTGCATCGTCAGCACCCGCACCCGCATCTCCGGCTACTCCTCAAACAACAGTCTCAAAGGGGGCTGATCCAAATTTACAAAAAACTTTAGATACCTACCAAAAAGAAGCAAAAAAAGCTCAATATTCTCTTGTTGTGCCTAATTCAATTGGTGATACTGTGCTTAAAGCTTCGGAAGCTAGTTGGGCAGCAATCAAGAAAGCTAATAAAGCTGGTAAAGATGTGGTTTTTTTGAAAGATGAGAAAGGGGAAGTAATAGCGGCGGCTTCTTTAAAAGAAGAAACTAAAGGGGGTGTGACTACTACTTATATTGATTCGCTTGCTGTACGCCCTAGAAATCTACCAATGTTCAACCCGGACAAACCTGGAGCGGGCAAAGAACTGTTAGATCAAATTGTTGCAGAGGCTCATTCTCAAGGCAAAAATGCGGCGGTAAACGGATTTAAGTCACCTGGATTGATTGATT